ATAATATGAAATATATTACAAGTCAAATAATAATTTAATAAATGTTCGGTTTTTTTTAAGGCTGGCGGTTTTACCGCCAGCCTTCCAGCTGGTGCCAGCTGGTGCCGCCAGCTGGACCTGGTGCCGCCAGGCACCAGAAGCGAACAAAGTTTCGGGAAGGTCCTGACAGCGAGCTGCCGCCAGGCAGCTCGATCCCCGAAGGCAGCCGTCAGGCTGCCCGATTCCGAACAAAGTTTCGGAATGTTTCTCAGGCAGCGAGGTAATCCCCGATTCTGACCTTCGGCCAGCGAGCTGGAGCGAGCTGGCTGCGGGAAGGGCTAGATAGGCACGACCCGCAGCCGAACAAAGTATCGGGTTTTCGTCATGGAGGAAGCGTAGATTGCTAGCGGGCTGGCGAAGCCAGCCAGTTCGCACGCTGTCCAGCGGGCGAAAACCCGAACAAAGTGTCGGGTTACGCCTCCGCCTCCCCGATTCTGCTGATGAGGGCGGTCGCCTGCCCCGCGGAGCGGGGTTTTATGCCGTGGTTTTAGTGGATTGCGTTAGTTGAAGCTATCTCATTCCGAACATTTTTGTCTGGCGTTACGTTTTTCATTCTATGTTCTGCCAGTTTCTTAAATTCTTCCAGTTTTTCAAGGATTTGCTCCCTGTTTAAACCTCCCATATCCTCGTGCAACACATGGGATTTATTAACAAGTAGTCCAGTTGCCTTTAATCTTAGTTCCTCCGCCCGTATAGCGTCGCTAAACCTACCATTTTGCCACGCATCATTGCGTATCTTCAAAAGATCACGGACAGACTTCTCCACAGTTACACCGAACTTTGCGTTATTCTCCATACGCATCTCTTGCAACCGCTCCTGCACGACGGGATTACGCAATAGCCTTACCGCATCAACGGTTGGGTTTTTATACCCTGCATCTCTTGCCGACGCGGTTTGCGTCATATCTTTATGCATGAAGTTATTAAGGAATTTCTGTTGTTTATCAGTAAGTCTTTTCCAACCTGCTTTAGATAAGTCTTTAGATATTGTTTCTGCTACTTGTGTCATAATATACCTCTTGCTAAAGGTATACATGAATATGTTTGGATTCGCAACCGAACAAATATTTGGCTATTGGATAATGGAATGGGGCGGTTACTTACCGCCCATCATTCCCCCCTTTAGGGGGGTAAGTACGGTAAGTTGGTAAGTTGCAATGAAATCAATGACTTACCGAACAAAGTTTACTTACGGTATTAAATTGTAAGTACCGTAAGTAATATCTATTTATTTAATAAAAACAATTAGTTACAAGTTACCGCCCGATTTACTTACCGTGGTAAGTTGTAAGTTGGTAAGTAAATCAGTCCAAATACCCTTAAATTGTTCTTCAGTTACACCGTAGCTACATAATGCTTTTTTCATAATTCGGGTTGCAGTGTCAGTCCATACGAGTGCCTGCTCCATGGCATACTTCCAAGCCCCAATTTCTTTTTCTAATAGGTCATTATCCCGTGATTGGTTTTCTCCCACCAAGTGTCCTATTTCGTGCAATGCCGAAACATAATATCCCGTGTTCTTAGTTGGTCGTATCATAATAACCTTAGTTTTTTGATTAGCATAATAACATGGTGTTATATCATCTAACGGTTGGTATCTAACCGTTATTTTATGCTCAGCACATAACTCTTGGATATGTAAAGCCATATCAATACGTTTTATTAAATTAGGCATTAGTTACTATCTCCCAATAAAGTAATTAATTCATCAAATTTTTTTCTAAAAAACAATAGTTCTTCAACATGATTTTCGTCATATTTATTAGAATTTATAAGTGCAGTAAAGTCTTTACTCATATGAACTAACTTATTCCTGCTAATATCTTTAAATTCATTAAAAAACTCTTTGTGTACTTCTAACATTACAGTTCTCCCTCTAAATAAATTTCTTTATAATCTGCATCAGTAGATGAACAAATATTTTTAATACTTTCAACACCATTGTTTGTTTGTATCATAACTGTATCATCTTCATTAAGTGTTTTAAGTTCTTCTATTAATTCTTTAACTGTCATTACAGTTCTCCTTTAATTAAAAATTGCGACATGATGTTTTCCACACTATCAGTTATGTCGTTAAATTGATCTTCATATTCGGGTTTACGATTGCCGTCATCATCAAAATGATCATCTAATGATGAATATTCTTCGATATAACTAGCAAGTTCTGCATATAAGCCTACCCATTTTTCAGCAGGAATAACAACCTTATCCATTACAGTTTCCCCTCTTTAAATGTCGGCATATAGCCATTAAGTGTATATTCTACATAAATGTCATTAATAGGATTAATAACCTTCACATTGTCAGAATAATAACCTTCCTCGATTGCCCACCGAACAAGTTTTTCTTCCAATATCCAAAAGTTATTACTTTCATGAGTATCTCTTTCCAAGTCTAATTCCCATTTAAAAGTCTCACATTCGTTACCCATATAGTCTTTAGTTGGTTGTTTATTACCACGGATAAAATAAAAATTATCTTTTTTAATATCAAAGTCTTTTTTATCAGAATAGGTATATAAATATTCTTTACCAAATTCAAAAGTATATCCTAAAGTATAACCAAAACGATCTTTTAAAGTATCAACAATATCTTTATTGTCAGATAAGTTAAACATATGTCTATAAATCATCATATCAAGTTCTCCATAAATTAAGTTATATTTAACATATATATCTATATGAAATATATTACAAGTATTAATTTAAATTATTTTACATATAATATTCTTCTTGCTTGACTTTCAGTTAAACCAAAGTGTTCTGCAACGTCATTAATACCAAACTTACGTTTAGTTTTTCTTTCCATATGAATACCCGTAATCTCCTCACTCATGACTTTACCCTTATTCTTTTTAAAATATTCTTTAATCTCTTGTATTTTTTCATCACTAAATTTTGTCATACTAAACTCCTAATTAAATTAATGTAGACAATCTACAGATTTTGGTAACTGAATTTAAGCAACCCACCATTATGCACCGAACAAAATATATGAATCAAACTACTATCCACGGGGTATAAAATGTTTAGTGATCTGTAGTATTGCGACCTGCCTACTAGCCGACGCGAGGAGTGGTTGCCCCCGAAACCCGAACAAAAATCCAGGGGCTAATAGCCCCGCGGATCTTCGTATTGTTCTTTTTCTTCATCACTAGCACAACCTACACATACGTGTTTCCCATTCTTATCAGTAAAAGCAACATAATCAGCTTTACTATAATCATGGCAATCTCTACATTGATAGCCAACCTTGGGTAAAGTTTGTTTCTTTTGTAATCTTTTAAGGTATCGTGATAAATATATAATAACTCCCACATTTACTCCTCTACTTTTGTTAAATTTTTACTAATCGAAAAACATTCATTACAACAATCAATAGAAACTATATTATCCCATGCAAAATTAAAATCATCAGTTGTAATTTCATTAGTATTAAATGTTTGTTCACAAACACCACAAGCGATTGTATCTTCTTCTACAATATTATAAATATATGTACTCACTATTCATTCTCCTCTATTTCATTATCATCTATTTTTTCTAGTATTAATTCGTCATAGCCAAGTTTATCCCACATATCATAATGTTCTTTTGCTCTTTCATAAGTGGTGTAATAATCATCTACACCACCTACCCACACTATATATTTCCATTTACTCACTATTCATTCTCCTTTTTTTCATCTAATATTTTTAAAGCAACATCAGCATTAGGTAAAAACAAATACCTTTTGCTCTTAAAAGATTTATCACCCATCATATCATTGACGAACATACATAAATCCCAACTATTAAAAGACTTAATTTTCATAGTCTCATAATCTATTACATGAATATCATCTTTATTATACATCAATAACTCCCTCTATTTTCTTTTTTAATGGATTTTTGTCCGATTGTAATTTACCGATAGGTGGTAGTTTTAATTCACGACCTTGTTGACCTTTTCTCTTACCGCCCACATACCTATCTTTACCAACCTTTATCTTGACGTTTTTAAAACCAAGTTTTTCATAATAGTCTATAAGTCTATTAGTCTTTAACTTCATAAGAGAATTATATGTTGGAAAATTAATAACGTCAGTATTATCAAAAGATAATATAGAATTACGACCTGCTAAGTTTTGAACATAATCAACAGTGTCATTATATTCATCTAATAATATATCTTTATTATCTCCATAATCGGGGCAAAAACCATCTATACCGAGATTTTCCCAATATAAAGTTTGTGATACCTTACGTTTTTTAATCCTACGTTTTTTCTTCTCTTCTTCTTCTTCGTCAATAATATTTCTAATATTATTCATCAGTATCTTCCTCTTCACTTGGGTTTTTAAAAAAAACAACAACACATTCTACTTCATCATTCTTTTTAAGTTCTTCTAATGATATTAAAGTATTTTCATAAGCCCAATTTTTATGACCTAGCATACCATCACAAGCATAATCTAAATAATCACTTCTAAATTTCATATTCATAACTCCTTTATAATAATAATATGTATTATAATTCATATTGCAAGTAAAAAAAATTACTTTTTATTGCCACTAAAATACTTCAATCTATAACCACTATTACTTGGTCTATCTTGAATGATATTAGTATGTACATGGTGGCAATGCGACCAACCCAAAGAATTGTATAAATGAGCAGTGTCTAAACCAAAGTCTTTGTAACCCTCAAGAATAGATTGAAAATATGCCCTAGACGGTGGGGCAAAACTTGTTCTGTTCATAGTATATGTCATCATACCCATAATCTCTATTTTGCCATATAAGTTTGGAAAACCCTCATACAAGTCTAATGCCTGCTCACATTCTTCTGTAATCTCCCATAAACCCACGGGTAACATATCATGATTATTGGTTGACGGTTGAATGTCTGCAACACCACGAAATACTAACTTCCAATTTGGAATATATAAACTACCTAACTGTTTTGCATTAGGACAACGAAAAGCCATTTGGCTAAGATTTAAGTTGCTACCGTATGCGATATATAATTTTGTCATTCTTTACTCCTGTAATTAATAATTTAATACTACATGGGAAAATCCCATAAGTAAATAATAATCATAAAAAAACATTTTACAAGCAAAAAAAATAATTTATTGTAAAA